TAGAATGTGCTTCTCCTCGCCACGAATCATCTCTGTTGCATTCCAGGCTTCCAAAATACACTCTGCCTTCCCAATAATGCCAGTTCCCTTATGGGCTTCATCTCGTAATGTCCAAAGACGATAATCTGGCAATACACCTTTCTTAATCAAGTCTCTAATTTTTAGTTCAGCTATTTTTGAACCAAATATATTATTATCATCCATTGATAAATATTTAATATCTAAATTATATTCATTTGTAATAAAGCGTGGAGTATAGGTAAGGGATAGTCGTTTAATTTCAAGTTCAGATGCCTTCATCATAAGTCTTCGTGTACGACCGTCTCCACTGTCATTTTTTGCAACAATTCCAGCCATATGATGTGCTTCATCTAGAATAAGACATTCTACGTCTGATGTTATGTAATCAACGAGTAGGTGAGAAGACGCATAAGTAGAGATAATGCAATAGGATTCCTGTGAAAGTAGTGATTGTATTACATCTACATCCGTTGTTCCTGAACCACCCACATAATAAATATTGGATTCAGAGAAAACAGATTCAGTAATAAGAGTGTTTCTCCATTGATTTTGAATTTGTGTAGAAGGACAGCAAATTATTATCTTTTTTGCACCATGGCATCCTTTTGCGGTCATAATTGTTTTTCCAGATCCACATGGAGCAATCACATACCCAGCTCTATTCGACGGATCAATCCTAAATGTGTGAATTTTAGAAATGATAGGCTCTTGTAAAGAGTTCAGTACATCATTTCGTTTTGTACGTAATTTGAGATAGGACAGATTTTTATAATATTGCTTTCGCATATAACGTGATAGACGCTTAGGCGGCGTAATTTCAGATAATGGAATTTGTCGTTTCATCCATGAACGGGTTTCTATAAATGACTTGACAATATCATAAGGATTCTTACCTTGAAAATTGAACCATTCAGAATCTCCTGGGATTTCTCGCATCATGCGATATTTCAGAAAGTAATTATGGACTTCATCTTCATGTTCAAAGAGCTCATCTTTGGTTGTTGCAGTAGTTTCCCATATTCCATCGTAATCAATATCATATGAAGGGGTTAAACCAGGAGGACATCCTGTAAGATAAGTACTACGTCTACCATATGGCTCTTCAGTGCATCCTATTTTTCCAAGAAACATTGCACGAAATACAGTAGATGATGCAAGATATATATTCATTTGTATAAATGATGGAATAATGCGATGCCTATTATCATATCATATTTAAGCATTTCAATTTTATTATTCAAATGATTAAATGCCTATTTTAATGTTCATCGGTCTAAACATCCAATATAAACTATACATAATGAAATTTACTCTAAAGAAACCAGTCAAATGGTCAGGACAGACCCCGCTTCCAGAAGAAATTAATACAGTTAATTCAAATCCTGCACTTAGCGAATTTGAACTCCTATCCATGCTTGCTACATTACACGGTATAACTGCATTTGATATTTTAATTGGTGCTACCGAAGGCACTGAAAAAGATCGTGCTGTTTCTGAAGTTCTTAATGCATTTCAGCAATTTATTTCGCCCAAAATGCCCTTATCTAATTATGATAATAAGGATGCACGTATCGTTAAATAAAAATTGATAGAAATGTCCAACTTAAAAATTAATAAGCTGGACTATTCATAATGGCTCAAAAGTTGGATGAGGTTAAGAACGAAGTCGTTGTTCCCGTTAACAAGGATTGCTCCATTTGCTCTGATACTTACACGGCACAGATCAGAAAGCGCACCATTTGCAAGTATTGTAAGAAAGACACCTGTTCCAAATGCATTGAACAGTATCTTCTTACACGTACGGAAGATGCCCATTGTATTCACTGCCGCGTTCATTACAATGATAAAGATCTTCAAGAAATCTGCACAAAAACATATTTAAAAGACCGTTATTTCAAGCATCGTCAAGAAATCCTCATTAATCGCGAGCGCGCCAATCTCCCAGGTCTGCAAGATGAAGCGCATCGTCAAAAACAGGGGCGTGATAATGCCCTGCTCTCTATAAAGATTAGAGAGGAAATCGACAAATTAATTACTACTCGCAATATTATTCGCGAAGAATATATTCGTGTAACGATGTCTGATGCTAAGGATGAATATAAACTTGATTTGCTCCATAAAGAAATGGAATCCTACCTGGAAATGATTCGTATCAAAAAGCAAGAATTAACTGACGTGCGTTTTCGTGTTGTAATCCCCAATGAAGTCGTGGAAGAGAAAAAAGAAGAAGAGCGCAAGAAATTCATTCGTCGCTGCATGCGTACTGGTTGCAATGGATTTCTCAGTACTGCCTGGAAATGTGGTATGTGCGAATGGTACAGTTGCTCCAAATGTTTCGCTGCTAAAGGGCGCGAGCACGATGTTGAGCACGAATGCGTCAAAGAGGATTTGGAGACAGCCGAGCTCATTCGTAAAGATTCCAAACCGTGCCCTAACTGTGGGGAATTCATTAGTAAAGTTTCGGGCTGCTTTGCGCCTAATACACCCATCTTACTATGGAATGGAACTCTTAAAATGTCTCAGAACATTGTTGTAGGTGATGAATTAATTGGTGATGATGGGCAAAAACGAACTGTACTGAGTCTTGTCGCGGGTGATGATACTATGTATGAAGTAGCGCAAAATAACGGAATGACATATGTAGTCAATAGTAAGCATAAATTACTACTTCAACACTCAGGAGGAAATAGCGTTAATTGGGTTGATAGTGATAAAAAATGGGAATTAAATTGGTTTGATCAAGAAAAATTACAATATAAATCTAAAATTATGCGAGCGACCGATGAAACAAAAGAGCAAGTTCTACAACAAATGGAAGATTTTAAAGCATCTTTAAAACTTCCTGATGCAATTGAAATTATGGTAGAGGACTATATGACGTTAACTGCTTCTGCTAAAAAGAGTTTAGTGGGATTTAAATGTCAAGGCATTGATTGGCCGAAACAAGATGTTCCTCTAGACCCATATATGATGGGACTTTATCTTGGAGATGGTATTAATGATGGAATGTCCTTTGCTATAAATGCTAAAGAAGACCCTGAAATTTTAGAATATGTTCTAAACTGGGCAGAAACACATAAGTGTGAAGTAGTCCATGATGATATCTATCGTTATCGTATTCGTCGCCGAGAGAATATGATAAATACGCAAAAAGCTATTGGTCATGGTGCTACTTCTGCTACATGCAAAGGATGTTTTAAGAAGGCTAGTGGATTTTGCGACCGTCCTAATATTACATATACTGATAAAGTAGAAATTGCAAGAAAGAATCCGTTATGTGATATTTTAAAACAATATGGAATGGTTAGAGAAGTTAAAAGAATTCCTCAAGAATATATCATAAATGATCGTGATACACGTCTTCAAGTCTTAGCAGGAATTATTGATACTGATGGCCATTTAAGTAAAATGAATGAAGGAAAACGAATTAGTATTACATCATCTAAAGAGTTATTTGCACAGCAAATTTACTTCTTAGCACGCTCACTTGGTTATGTAACTACAATTCGAAGACAACCAAAAAAAGATATTGCATTCTCTAAAGGTGGTGAAAAGAAAGATTATGATGATCACTTTATTATTAATATTTCTGGAAAAATCTCTGAAATTCCAACTCGTATTACACGTAAAAAATGTGTAGATTCTAATCCAAACAAAGATATGCTACGCACAAGTATTTCAGTCAAAGAAATTGGAGAAGGAGAATATTATGGATGGTCAGTTGATGTTAATAAACGATTTCTGCTATCTGATACAACTTGCGTTAGAAACTGTGATCAGATGTTTTGCATTACATGCCAAACGCCGTTCTCCTGGAACACTGGAAAAATCGTTACCTCTGGACCCATCCATAATCCCCATTATTACGAAATGATGAAGCGCAAAGGTGCTTTACCACGTAATCCAGGCGATGTTCCATGCGGCGGCTTTCCCACTCGCTATCAACTAGTAGAACACCCTCGCAGAATCCGCCCTGACATCAGCGATTACTACTTTGAATTTCATCGCTTATGCGAAGAAGTCCAAGACGTATCCCGTCGTCAATTCAGAACCCACATTGATAACGGTACAACGCATGCTATCAATGTTCGCTACTTGTTAGGTGATTTCACTGATGCAAAATGGGGTCAGCAACTTGCAATTAATGAGAAAAAGAAGAAACGTGATGCAGAAGTTCAAGAAGTATTTGCAGCATTCTTAATGGTTGCTGTAAATATCATCAATACCGTCCAGAACTATAGAGATGCAGAGTATGAATCTTTTCGCAAACTACCAAATGTTATGGCTGAACGTATCTTAATGGATTTGCATATTGAAATTTGCGAATTAATTACAATCATGAACAATGCCTTCAAAGATATCAGTGTGGCCTATGCATATACTACCCCATATATTGATACATCTGCATGTAATATTGAAAAATGCACTACTATTTATAGATTAATTGGCAAGAATTATAAGAATGATAAAGGAAAAGGGAAAAAACGCGTTCAAAGCAAAAGCGATAGTGAAAGCGATAGTGAGAGTGATTAATTGTATAATCGGTAATTGTAAATATGTATATAAAAATATTAAAATATTTTTAGTATAAATAAATTATATCTATTATAATTAAATGAAGTATGATGTCATTATCGTTGGCGGTGGTATTGCAGGACTTCATACTGGCATTAAAGTTGCAAAGCGTGGTCTATCTTGTTGCATTATAGACGAATACAAATGCGGTGGTAGAGTTCAAACATACCACGATAAAGAACATCAATGGGAAAATGGAGCTGGGCGTATTTCTTTAAATCATACCATGACTCTAGATTATCTTAAAAAATACGGGTTGCATACTATACAACTCTCTAATCAAATTGATTATATGGATAATACCTTAACCATTAAACCAAATCCTTTTTTTAATCTTCAAAAAATGTTGCTAGAACCTCTACGATCTCTTTCAGCCGATGTTCTAGCGACATATACATTGAAAGAAATTATGGATAAAGTAATACCAAATGTAAGCGATTTCTATACTGCTTTCCCATACTATGCCGAAATTTCTACAATGCGTGCAGATCTTGCACTCCAATCATTTGATGGAGAAATTGGTTCGCATGATAATTTTATTGTATGCAAAGAGGGGCTAAGTGCATTAATTGCAGAAATGATGAATGAATTTAAATTTTTTGGAGGTCATATTCATACAGACATACGAGTAGAATCCATTGAATCTGTTAATAATTTAACATTTCTTCATACCATTTATACTACAACTGGTCGAAAATTTAATTTATGTGCGTCTACAGTTGTTCTAGCTATACCACGTGATGCATTAGCTAAACTCTTAAAAATACCGATTGTAACTTCTATCTTAAAAAATTTACAATCTGTTCCATTGCTACGAATGTATGCTGTATTTGATAATGCTGAAAAGCATGAAAAGCATGAAAAGCCTGAAAAGACATGGTTTGCAGATATGAAGTCTACTGTTGTATCAAGTTATATTAGATATATTATTCCAATTAATAAAAATGTTATTATGATTTCTTATACAGAAGGGCCTTATGCCAAATACTGGATGGATATGGATGCAGATGAATCAAAATATGTCGTTATGAATGAAATTCGCCGTCTATTTCCTGATAAAAATATACCTGATCCTATCTTTTTTAAGAGGCATTCATGGAAAATTGGCTGCACATACTGGCTTCCTGGGCGCTACTCTGTAGAAGAGGCTAGTCGGAAAATTCTTAACCCTAAACAAGGTATTTATGTATGTGGAGAATCATATGCAGTGCATCAGTCATGGATGGAGAGTGCATTGGAACATGCAGAACAGTTATGGTCGCATCCAGCTTTTCTGAAGTCTTTAGAGACTCCCGTCAAACAAAAGAGCGGATTACGTCGTAAGAAATCACATAAACTATTATGAACCTAAATCATTATGTGGTATATATATTAAATGTGCGGTATCTGGGTACTTCTTAATAATACTATAAGCTTGCAAAGCGATAAGAGCGATAAGAGCGATAAGAACGATAAGAGCGATAAGAGCGATAAAAGCGATAAGAACGATAAGAGCGATAAAAGCGATAAGAACGTATACTATCAACGATTTCAACAACTTGCTCATCGCGGTCCAGATTATTCATCCTTTGAATCATACAATGCCTCAAATGTGAATGCGCTAGTTGGATTTCACAGGCTTGCCATTGTCAATTCATCATTTTCAGGAAATCAACCATTTGTCATTGAAGGAGACGAACAAACTGTTATTTTTGTATGCAATGGAGAAATTTACAATTGGCGTGAACTATCTACAAAATATGGACTGCATACTGATAACGATTGTATGATTATTCCTCTTCTATACATGCAATCACAACATTCTTATACTACATTTGAACATGTAGTATCGCAATTAAAAGGTGAATTTGCGTTTGTTCTGTTAGAATACAAGAAAAATACTTTGGAAAAAGTAATTATAGCACGCGATGAAATTGGTGTACGTCCCTTATATTATTCGACAGATTGCATGTTCTTTACATCTGAAGTAAAAGGAGCGCCTGCTGATATTACTGTTAGTGAATTTCCTCCAGGTAGGATGATTACATATTATATGGATGATCCTTCTGCCAAAGAAGTGTACCATTTCTCAACCATATATAACACTGAAGTAACAAATGTTGCGGATGATGTGCATTTACTATGGGTTGAAAATTCAGTAACAGCCGCCGTTAAACGACGATTAAATGCTTCAAAACCATTTGCTTATCTTTTATCAGGCGGTGTTGATTCGAGTCTTGTTGCTGCACTTGGTGCAAAAGAAACAAGTGATCCTATTAAAACATTCTGTTGTAGTATTAAACCAGGAACGTATCAAATTGGTTCAGGAGAGGAATTTACAACTGATATCGGAACAGATATGGTTTATGCACGAAAAGTTGCCGCACATATTCATTCAGATCATACCGAAGTATTCTTTACACCTCAAGAAGGACTGGATGCAATTCCAGACGTTATTAAAACAATTGAATCATGGGATACAACCAGTATTCGTGCTTCTGTAGGGCAATATATTGTTTGTAAATGGATTAGAGAGCATACCGATTGTAAGGTTGTTATGGTAGGAGAAGGTCCTGATGAAGTCTGCTCATCTTATCTATTTAATTGGTATGCCCCAGATAGTTATGAATTGGATTTAGCTGCACGAAAATATGTTGAAAATATTCATTATTATGACGTAAAACGTGCGGACCGTTGTATTAGTCGTTGGGGACTAGAAGGACGTGTTCCTTTATTGGATCCTGACTTTATTAAGACATACTGGAATATTCCTGCCGATTTACGACTTCCTTCTGCGAAAGGTATTGAAAAATGGTGGTTACGTGCTGCTTTTCAAAATGATACGCATTTATTGCTTCCCCAGGAAGTATTGATGCGCAAAAAAGAAGCCTTTTCGGATGGTGTATCTGCCAGTAAATCATGGTATCAAATGATTCAGAATTTTGTAGAAGATAAAGTGAGTGATGAAGAACTTAAATGGGCTACATTTGTGTATCCATATTGCACGCCTACAACAAAGGAAGCGTATTATTATCGCTCTTTATTTGAAGTTATATTTCCTGGACGTGCTGAAATCATTCCTGACTTTTGGCAACCAAAATGGGATGCGAATGGAAAAGTCCGACATTATGTGGATCCTTCCGCACGAACACTTGGAACATATAATATATAGTATATATAGAATGTCTTATAATACATATAATCGAAATGAATACATACCTGAAGCAGATGCATTTTCAATATCATGTGAAAGAGCAGTAGAAGCATTGGAAATATTATTATTAGAGTTAGAAGAACTTTCAAAACACGCGAATATATCACAACAAGATATTAATAGAGCTATTATAATTCATAATAAAGCAGCACGTATTTATTATATAATACATCATAAATATGATGATATAGAACCAACTGTAAGTAAAAGATTAGAAAAATTATATGGAAAAAATAATGAAAGTGAAAGTATTCCATTTGAAAATGATATATATAGACAATTAGAGAATGTAGATGAACTACATGGATTTATGATGGAGGAATATGCTAATTTTATTGAAAGTGTTAAAGTATATGCTATAGGACATAGTCGTGCTGATATTTTAAAATATCTGTATAACAAAATTCATAGTTCAAAAAAACGGAAATCACCTCGCAAAACGCAACGCGCTAAGTCAGCAAATCGTTATAGTCGTAAAAGACATTCCAGTCGTAAAAGAAGTACTAGACGTCATAGCGCTAAGTAAATTACATCTTTCCATAGAATGACATTGTAACACGATCAATCTCTGCCAGCTTTGCTTCCAAATCTGCTTCTTTGCTTTTATCTTTCTTCTTTGAAGTTTTTAATCCAGTTACTTTAGTCGGCAATGGCTTCTGTAGTGCAGGCAATCTGAGAAGCTCGTCAAAGAATTGTTCGGCCGATTGCACTGTTCTTTGAAGAGCACCTGGATCTTGAACAAGACTCGGTGCAGCTGGTACTTTCCATTTAGGAACTTCTGTTAAAATCTGAATCATAATGGCAATAATATCCCCTTTATGTTTCTGTGAAGTATCTTGATCTCTGTATAAATCCAATAATGCCTGAAACTCTTCATTCATTCGAATCATCCCTTTTGCATAATGCTCTTTATATAGTTCTGCTAATACTGCAATTAAATAGTAGCCAGGATTTGTCCTCTGTTTAGATGTTGCTGGACCACGATCTATTGTACTTAGACCTGTTCCATACTTTTTCTTAATAAGTTGATCCTCTTCTTGTAACCACTTCGCCCAAAATAGTGCACGTTCAGGAGCACCTTCTGTTATAGCAAATACCATTTCATTTCCCGCATGAAGCATCTGTTCTTGATCTGATGAGCGATTCCATACTTTTCTAACAGCTGCCTTATCAGTTGTTCTTAAAACAGAACGCAACCAATTCTCATTCTCATGTGTTTCTGTAGAAATAGATGGATATTTAACCTTACCTTTTTTTGGACACATTTGTAGAATTAATCCGATTTCCATAACTTGCTGTTGAGCTTCAGTCTCTCTACAGAACTTATCTAGAGCAGCCTTTGATGAACGCTC